AGCCGTGAACGTCGTACCATTATCCGAGTATTTGATATGCAGGTAGGTAGTCTTGCCGTCCGCTCCGGTTGGTCCTTTGATACCTTGATCTCCTTTGGGTCCCTGCGATCCTTTCAACTGCACCCACTTGTATGAGGCGTACCCGGTCGGAGCGGTCGAACTAGTTGTCACCGCAGTACCGATATAAGTGTTCGGAGTATCAGACATGGGATTACCGTTCGAGTTGGCGGAGTACTTCACATGGAAGAACTGGGATGTACCGGGAATACCTTGCGATCCGGTCGGTCCGGTTGCGCCTTTAGGACCTGTCGCACCTGTTGCACCCTTATCCCCTTTATCACCCTTGTCGCCTTTGTCACCCTTAGAAACGTGCTTAAGCCAATCTGTGGCGGTTTCACTTGGTTCTTGATTGGTTTTATCTTCAATACATATATATGTACTCCCGTTATGTGTTACTTCGTCATAATAGAAATATGTTCCAGATTTCCATTCCCCTTTGAATGCCGTTACTGGCACTTCTGTAACCCCATCTTGCGAAAGTTGTTTGATGGTTCCAGTCATGTAGATATTGCGTAAATACGCACTATGTCCGGTCATATCAAGACCGAATAGCTTTAAGTTAGACAACTCGCCTAGCTGCATAGCAATCATACCTACCTTTATTTCCCAATCGCTCACGCCTACAAGATAACGGGAATAGCTTTGAGTTGAATAGCTAGACCTTTGACGATCCGCATTCGTGAAGTTACCATACGCAACGAAGTGCATTAGCTTAGCAGGATGACGAGAAGCGCCACTTCTAAGCACGTATTTAAAGGTCGAATTACTCAGTTTTTCGGTAATACGAAAATAGGCGGTCTGGAATCCTGTTTGGTTGTTAAATATGCCTTTACAAATATCATCCACTGCCAAGCTAGCCAACTCGCCCGGTTCCAGTTTAAGTGTAATGGTTTGACTTAACGTATTTACTGATTCTATTATACCGCCGCCCGGTGCGTTCCATTCTTCCCCGGCTATAACAGACACACGGTTATATCTCAGTTCGTCAGCCTCTAAAAATTCATTAACACGAAGCGATTTAAACTCCGCATCACCGGAAGCCTTGATAATCCATCCTAGCAACTTTGATACGTAGTTAGTAGAAGAAATGTCACCGGAAAACTTAGCGATAGCCGCCGATAAAACGCCTATTACATCTATCCCGCCTTTAAAGTGAATAAGCTTTTCGGCTGTATCCTCTACGACCTTACTCAGATATTTCGCGTCTGCTACTTCTTCAGTAGAAATTTTGTGTAACTTAAAATGGTTTCTTCCGTCCTCTTTAGAAATAGATTCGTCCTCTACTAACAAATACAAACTCTTATCACCATCAATCGATATAACTTGCCCACGATAGGGAACATACGCTTCTTCATCCGTGTTACGTGCATATCTTAACGCATCTTCCATACTATTCCAAGTTTCAGTAGCGTCAATCGGGCGGTCTGACGTTCTACGGTATTGGATAGCTAGACTAGCACCCGGTATATTTAAAGATGCTAAACCGACTAGCAGTACATTAACTAAGTTGTTTTTATTCATCTTTATGCTGTTTTAAAGGTGAACGTATCAGAGTCATTTACCATGATAGACTGCACGATCCACATCTTGTATTTTATCGCTTCACTGTTATTTGCTCCTTCCACCGATATCTCAATTGGTCCTGAGCAGCCCCCTCTGTCTTCGATGAAATTCCCAGGATAAGCAGTTAGCGTCAAATCTTTTATCGTATCAGTAGGAATACAGATCACAAACATTTTCCATTTATCTACAGGGAATTTGTAAGTACCAGGCCCCGTATATAATCCACTAGACTGCAGCGCACGTACGTCATTTGATGCTTTAGGAACAGACGTGCATATGCCAGCAAACCACTTACGCCTTACGTTTACAGATATGGAGTCATTTAATTTTATCTCTGTCAGACTCCCATCTGCACTAGCATCATATTCAACAGTTGCAATATATGTTTCTTTCTGTGTATAAATGCCGGATAGCTGACGAGTAGCAGTTTGGATTCCATCTACTTCTTTCGAGAATGTAAGAATGTTCACTTCATTGTTATCATAATATGCCTTTTTCATTGCGCCTTGACCGTTTCGAACAGCCGTATATGAAATATATCCTTTTGAAGTTCCATATTCAACCTCCTTAGACGTAGACAGGATTCCTGATAGTTTAGCCGATGCCTTTTTCGCCAACATCGTTACAAAAATATCCTCATAAGTAGTACCTTGAAGTATGACATCGCCTGTTTTAATATGCCCGGTTTGTGGAGCCGTTACAATGATATTCTTAGATAGTTTGAATGATGCGTTACTTCCTCCTTCGGTCCAATCACTCCCCTGCCCTCCATTTACAAATTGATTATCAAATTTTATTTTATCATTATTCTGGACAGTCATCAATGACAATGTGAAAACATAACTGTTCATCGTTTCTGATATTTGATTCATCTCCGGCACACTACTCTCATTCCTGACAAAGCGCTTGCCATTAAAAAAGACATATGAACAGCTCATTATACGATTTAGCAATTCAGCATACCAAACAGGGCATCCTTCTGCGTTTCCCAAAGTGAAAGTCTTTAAAGTATTTTCCGAAGAATACAAATCTATCGTATCTTCGTCAGTAGAAACAAACTGTTCGTTAGTTACTCCGAATGACCAACCGGAATCTTTAAATCCTCCAGGTGCACGGAAATCAAACAGATATTGCTTTCCTTCAATTATAAAGACACAATCAGTACGCTGTTTATTGTCTTTCATTGAATATTGTATTAAAGTAGTATGCGAGAGTTTAAATTCATCGTCTGTTACCTCAAACAATTCGCTTGATATCCCATTTAACTGGAATTCATAGTAACCAATACTCAGTCCCGTCGTATTACAATAATATAATATGATGCCATCAGTCATTTCCCACTTACCCCAAATAACTGGAATCTTATCACCAGTTATAACATTGATCATGTTACCTGTAGGCTCACTTTTCTCTGAAAAAGCTATGACTTCTATAAATATCTGGTCGCTCGGAGCAAATTTTTGGACATACTTACTCTGTATTCCGAAAATATCATCAGAAGGATTGAAAAACAATGGTGTAAAAGGACTTATCTTAAACATATCATTCTATACTTTTTACTAATAATTTGTATTTCATTCCATCATACTGACCGTATTTACATGAAACATCGTCTATATATCCTAGATAGATATTTCCATCGTACGTCGTTCGGACTAAATCACCAACATCAGCCGGAAGCGCATCATCATCAGTCGTTACTTTCAGGACCCCAACGGTAAATAAGGAGCTAGATATATCAATATCTCCATTCTCATTTACGCCATTTATCACTACATCGCTATTACCATCCGAAGAAGCAAACTTGAGTTTTTTAGCAAATACACCAATAAATGCACTATTAGCACCGACCATGGACCGAGGAGAGTACATTGCGTTGAACATTAATGAAGAATCAAGTACACCTTCTATATTATATCCATTGCGTAAAAGCAGATACTTATCGTTTTTAAGTTCTGCACACACAAAAAAAACATCATTATCACTATCGTTATCGGTGGTATCTTTTCCACGTTCTTGAACCAGAAATTCGATACCATACGGATCTGCACGAAAAGGGCTTATCAATTCATAAGTCTTATCAGAAAGTGTTATACCTGTCGTATATTCATTAGTGAAATGAAACTCATCACGACCGTTAATACTATTGTAATCCTGTTTATCATACCCTATTTTTACTGTCGAACAAATAAGAGAAGAATCTAAGGAAAAAGAAGTACCCTTGTCTATGTTTACGATCTCTTTTGAGACTACACTACCAAATAACTTGTCCCTTTTTGTGAAAGTCACAGTTCTTCTCTCTTCATCAACTACGGGTATAAATCCAAAAACAGCCTCCATCCAGTCTGTGAATTTGTTATAAGAAGTATATATTTTAGCTTCAGGAATGCCACGTAAACTTTCAGCAGCGACAATCATACTTTTATCAAGCCGATCATCTATGTTCGTTGCAATCATGCAGGATATATCTTTTGAATCCTCATTGATATTCTTTATTATACTACTTAGAAGATTAATAGGACTGATTACATCAACTAATACCGGCTTATCAATAGAAGTGTATTTAACAGAAAACTCTTTAAATTTATTGATCTTTAGGTATGAGGTTCTATTTCCATCATTAGTAAAAGTAATCTTTAGCAGATTCCCAGAACGAGAATATATTCCAGGAATCTTAAACTTTCCCTTAACGTCAAACTCATTTCCATTTCCTTTATAAAATGCAGAAAAATCATGTTGCATTGATCCTTCAATGATAGTCGCTGTAATATTGAATGCACCGTTAGAACTACGTTTCACATGAAAGTCCATCGATATCTCAACCTCCATTGTAGCATTAAACTTCATAATTGCACTATTGTTTCCTTCGGTCAGATTATCCAACAGAGTTACATTACTGGTATTATACATTTCTGATTCGTCACCACTCATCAAAGGTAATACAACAGGATTTCTTGACGTTGCACCATTATAGCTGATTACAATTTCATCTTCTTCAGCAGGAATCTGCTCATAGCTGCCAAAATCTTTATCATAAGCAAAGTATTTCACAGAATTAAAAATCAAGATTCTATCGTAATAGAACTGATTATCATTCTTTATCTCACTCACAGGGATTTCATACTGAGTACTCTTCTTTGCTTTAAGCAATGAAGCAATACTGTCATCTATAGCATTCATCGAAAGTGTCATATTCCCTATATTGAGAGAAGAAAAATCTAAAGGACAACTAAAAAGCCTATCATATCCGTGGTTATTTGTAATAGTATAAACCTCTATAATAGCCTTTGAATTCAAATAATTCTTTCGATATTCTGCAAATAATAAATCATACGCATTATTTACAAACTCAAATTTTGATGTAAAAGTCCGCTTGGTTCCACCATAGTCAACCCTCTTAATAGAGTAACTTATTTCTTTCCAGTTCTTTATATCTGAACTGGATAACTGATAAGTAGTTTCATTGATAATAAGTTTGAATTTACAAAGCATCTCACAATCATTATATCGTTTGCGAGCAAATATAAAGAAAAAGCCAACCGGTTTCTCGATTGGCTAAATTCTTGAAAATCACACTTTGCGACAGTCTGTCATAAACACCTATATATCAAAGCATTTAGTATTAATTCATATAAATAGTAACTTTTGGTTTTATCTGTTATGGTTAATCCATTCTACCTCTTTTATCCTATTCGTAGGATATAATTTTGCATTAATCGAATCAACTTGAATAATTACATATTTAGTTCCAAAAAAGATCAGATTATGATGATTATCAGTTTCGATAACTTCTCCATCTGTTAATTCCAGCTTCACATCATTAGAATATAAAGTGTCACACTTATTTTTAATATAACTACTAAATAGAATCATAGCAATAAAAACTAAAGCTAATAATATAATGTCCAATATTCTATACCTAGAATAAGCAAAACCGGCACCAAATAAGATTACAGGAAACATAATATAGTCTAAATATGACTTATACCACATATTAAAAATAAAGAAAATAATAAACAACAATGCTATAACAAAAAGCATTAATAACATACTCTTCTTACTCATTGTTTTTTTAGTGTTATTGCAAGAATCTAAAATAGGTATTAATACAGATGATATTCCTAAATATGCAAGAAAAAGAAAAATAATAAGCTTTGTAGTTATAGAAGCTATTGAAAATTGAATATCTTCCCATGAGATTATACTCACAATATCTAAATCAAATCGACCTAAAAAATGCCAAATTAAATCAAGGGAACAATAATAGTGTATAAAAACAAATATACCAATTAAAGAAAAAATGTAAGTAAGCCTTTTATTATCCATCTCTGTTTGTTTATATTAAATTTGTGTAATTTACGAAATTAGACATTATTATATAGCAAATAAATCTAAATCCATAAATAATTAACATTTATTTTATTATTGGACAACCAAGTTCCTGAATGATCATCTTTCTCCCGGAAGAAATACGACTCTTTACAGTTCCTATTGGTATATGCAAAAAATCACTGATCTCATCGTAAGTATATCCCTTTGCACAATATATCACACTATCTATACAGCGAGATTTTTGAGAACATTTCCTAATTACAGATATAATATCATTATACATAATCATGTTATAAGGATCATCAAAAGAACGCCTCTCGGCAACAAAATCATATTCAGTGAAATGCACATGTGAATTCCGATTATATTTGGTTATATATGTATTCCGCATGATAATTAAGCACCATGACTTTATATCTTTAGTAAGATCGAATCTATCACGATTAAGAAGTACTTTATAAACTGTATCCCCTACCAAATCTTCCGCGTCTTGCATGGAATAGCAATATCTTCTCGCCATACGTAATAACCATGGGTATAAATCCGATAATTCCTGATCAAAGTTCCCCATCTTCTACCCTCCTCATTAAATGTATCCCCAATTTCCCACCAATACACCGCTCAACATATTCACGATGTCTTATGCTTTGTTCGTGCATATCTTTTGCTGAAGTCTCAATCGAATTAATAAGGATATCGACATTAGGCGGCAATGCAGCAATCATTTTTTTTACTTCAGATAAATCAAGTGTTATCCGATCACATTTATTCTCTAATATTTGCAGTTCTGCAAATAGATGTCTGCATATTTTTTTATTTATGCAAATCGTGTCATTCTTTTCAATCATATAAAGTTCGTTTGTGATTCTAAAAAAGAATTACTAACGACAGATTGAAAAGTTCGATTACAAAATTATCTTCTATTTAAAACTTCTTAATTATGTTCTTCTTTTTCTAATAGTGATTTCTACATCCGCTTGATGAACTATGTTTGCGTAAACAGCAGCACTTACAGCATGTACATCAATATTCATTTTAAAATAAGTCATTAGGAATGCAATCTCAGAGTCAAAAGAGGAACGAATTTGTTCTGGAGTTGCTTTCTTTTCAGAATGCTCTTCGACACGTCTCTCTTCATTTCTCTTTTGCTCAAAAATTGCAATATGAAGCATATAGTCTAGTTTTGATTTCAATTGCTCATTATCCATATTATGTGCATTAACTTCCATCTGCATTAATACTTCTCGGACCTCATCAAAGCTGCAGACAGCTATTAAAGTCTGACAAATGCGAAGAAGTAATAGGTGGGTTCTCTCCTTTATTATGTCTTCTTTATCCAAAATCAAAGCCTTGACACCAGATGGATTATTGATATTTCTATAATCAATGATCAGTTTTGAGGCCCTTTCCTTCAACTCTTCCTCTGATTTTGACTCATTCTCAGAAAGTAAGCATAGATACTCCCCACATGAAATATCTATAAAATCACTCAATGAAATTTGATTCAATCGCTCTATCATGACAATTTCCACCTCTTATAATTTTCAAAATCACGATTATTTGCATCCTCACGCTGTTGCTTTATACTCTTTAGCAGTAAATTATTTGTGGTATCTATCCTTTTTTCAAGCCTTGAATAATCATTGACCACAATTGTACTATTTTTAGCAGAGGATATATTCGATGGTGAAAATGTCGGCGAGTGCAAATCGGAAATATCAAAGCTTGACAAATCAAGTTCATCCACATCCGGAAACACCTGTGCCCCTTTGGGAATATCCACCAAAGTAGGAGTATCAGGAGTTATCCATGCTTGCCCTTTATACATGACGACTTCTTGTTTTCCGGCATCACCGACAAGAGCTGTTCCTCCCCTATGTCCAGCAGTATCCTTTGTACCTTCTGCATAAGATGGTATAGGAGTAGCAAGGATAGTTGCAACTTGTATAGCTCCCATAGCTCCAACAACGGCAGCCATTATCGCACCTGCTATGGGACCCAATTTAAAAGCCTCCATAATACCACGAGCTGTCGCTATTCCAGTTTCTGCGACTTGTGTACCCTTATTCCATATAGCTTGCTTATATGCTATTTCCTGTTTTTGTCTTTCTAGTTCTTTGTTTTTAGATTCGGTTTGAATCTTTGCTGCACGCTTACGAGCTTCTGCTTCTTCCTCAGTGATTGCCCCTGTTTCGGCAAGATTTTCTATTCGTTCAATATCCTTATCATATTTCTCATCATTGGCATCTTGTTCTTTTTCTATTTTTTCAATCTGACCATCGTATACAGTACTAACTAAATCTCCGATGGCACCTACAGCTTGAGATGCAACCTGAAGCCACTTTTCTACATTTTTAATTCGCTTATTCTTAGATTTCTCATCCGCCTTCTCGATTTTCTCAATAGCCTCAATCTCAGCTTCAGCTTCTTGTCGAGCTAAATCAGCTTTTGCCTTCTGTAACTGTTCAGCCAGCTTGGCACGTTCATCCGGACCGAGATTCTTTTCAGCATTAAGTTGCATTTCAAGGGCATCAATAGCTGCTTCTGTGGTTTTCCTAGCATAGTCAAGCTTCAATTGATATTCTCGTTCAGCATATTCTTGTTGAGTAATCTCTTTAGAAGCTAACTGTTTTTTCAGTGCAAGCGTATCCATGATATATTCTTCATCACGAATACTCTGTTCATGCGCAGCATTCTCAGCAATCAACAGAACTTGATCCGAAGCATGTTTTTCATACAATTCTTGTCTCTTTTTAGCGTACTTCTCGTCAATGAGGAATACATCTTCACCGGTTTTCTCTGCTGAGTCAATTTCTGCTTCACGTTGCAGTTCCAACTGGTGCAATTTCAAATCCAGTTCTTCCTGAGAGCCTTTCTTCACAACAGCAAGAGCGTTCTCAACATCTTTCCTTTCACGATCAGAATTATACTTAACGGTAAACTCGTCTAACTTTGCTTTCATTTCTTTACCTAAAGCATTTCTAGCCGCAATTTCATCTTTACCACCTCCTTTAATTGCTGCAATTTTCTTATTATATCCGAGGGAAATCTTGGCAAGCTCTTTATTTAATCCTTCATCCATAAGAGATAATTCAGATTCTTGAATCTGCTCTTGTAATTTTTGTCTCTCTCTAGCAGCTTTCTCTAGTTCACGTTTTTCTTTATCGGAAAGAGAACTTACACCGGAACCAGTATTACCTTCTGGTTTAATATCACTTCCCAACCTCTTTCTTCTCGCCTCAAGAACATTAACAGACGATTGATAAGTAGAATACTCTATAGCCAAAGTTTTTAATACTGATTTGGCATTTTCCCTAATATATTTACTTGCACTATCATCAATAGAATTAGCATATGCGTTTTCATAATCTTCCTTAGCTTTAGCTAGAGCCTTATTTTCTTGTAAAAGAGTCATATTAAGCAGATCAAGTTGTTCCTTTCTAGCTTTTTTCTTAGCTTCTATTTCTTTCTCACCTGCTTTAATCAAAACCTGTGTCCTTTTCTCTATGACATCAAGGTCTTTTTTATAATCTTCTTCTGTCGCAGAATAAGTATTTCCTTTATTTGCCAACTTATCTGCAACTTGCTGTACTCCCCCCAACAGTGTAGCCATATCTCGAACGGCATCAGCTATTAAATCAACAGTATCTCGTATTATTCCTGTATTACCATAAATAGTAATCATCAATTCATCCCATGCAGAAGAAAGCCCCTTCAACGATCCGGCTGTATTATTACCCATTTCATCTGCCATTTTAGCGAAGTCATCGGTAACCCCGGTTATTGACTTCCTCAGAGCCTCAATATCATCAGCTCCATTCACGAAATTAGCAAACGCATTTACACTCCTTTTATCAGTAATATCAAGCATTTCTGCAAGCTCTATACCTTTATCCTTAGCTTGTTTAAGTCCTTTCACAAAATCATCTAGAGTTTTCACATTTCCTCCAAGTGTTTTGCTCAACTTTCCTCCTCCATTAGCAAGATTTAGAAGAATATTTCTTGTAGCCGTAGCTGCTGATGATGCATCAACCCCCGCATCTGCCAATTTACCCAATAATGCCAATACATCTTCAATCTCAAATCCAAAGGTTTTAGCAACAGAACCAGCAATAGGCATAGCCGTTTGTAGATAAGAAAATGATAATGCACTCTTCGTTGTAGCAACAGCCATAGCAGACACATAACGTTCTGTTTCAGTAGTGTCAGCATTAAACATTCTTAAAGCTGCTCCTGCAAGTGCAGCGGCTTCCGAAAGCCCTGCTCCAGTAGCTTGGGCGAATTGAAGAATATATTTAGTGGACTGTTGTATTTCAACAACTGAAAATCCTAATTTAGCTAATTCTAATTGTAAATTAGTAGCCTCAGAAGCAGTATACTTTGTTGTAGCGCCAAGCTCTCTGGCAGATAATTTCAACTCTTTTATTTTATCAGAGGTAGTTCCTAAAATAGCGGCTAATTTACTATTAGTTGCTTCAAATTCCATTGCAGTCTTAATTCCCTGTTTCAATTCAGTCCATATCATTTGTAAGCCTTTCATCGCCAATTGACCAGCAACAAAACCTTTAGCCATTGTACCAGTACTAATCCCAACCTTATTAAGTCCTATCGATAATTCATTTTTCAGAATTCCTCCAGTTCTTTTAGCAATAATCCCCATATTCTGCATTGAATTATTACCATTCTTCAATTCTATAATAGCCGCCTTAACTTCTTCCCGATATGCCCCAATAGTCATTTTCTGCTGAGTATACCGATCAGAGTTACGTTTTATATAGTCAGTATTGATACCTATTGTGGAGTTAAGGCGTGCGAGTGTTCGTATATAATTCTCATCTGTATCTTTCAGAACATCAACAGCTTTCTGTAGTTGCTTATTCACTTCTTTAGCCTGCGATCGACTATGTACTTCCTGATTGGTTAAAGAAATAGCTGTCCGAATAATCTTTATCCGTTCTTCTTCCGAAAGAATAACCTTTTTACGTGTAATATTGCCAGCGTTCTGTGCCTTTGATAAGTTAGATTCCGCTTTGGCAGCTTTTTCTAATGAAGCAGCATTATCTTCATTTGCTTTAGTGAGTTTCTTCAGTTCAGTAGCAGATAGTTTCTCAGAGTTTAGTTTTTCTTCTATCCTCTTTGAAACAGTCTGCGTAATTTCTGATTGTTTTCTAAGGGCCTCAGTTAGTTCAGCGGATGCAGAACTAGCAACCTTTGCCTGTGTATTGTAGAGATTACCCAACTTTTCAAGGTCAGCCATCCCATCCACATTGATTTTTAAACCTTTGGCAAGTTCTAAAGCCGCATTTTTATATGTATCTCTTATCTTACAAATAGTATTATCAAGCTCAATCAACTTCTGAATCTCACCATCTTCAACAAAATCTTTCAATTTTAAATCTGCCATATCACAGGTAATGTTTATATTCTACAATTGTACCTTTTATCTCAACTCCTAGTTTATCAAAAGCATAGGTGCCATCTTTCCTCTGATAAACAACATATATGCAGCCATCCAAAACAGCCGCTTTCTTGGCAAGCTCACTTACACGATCCAGTTCGCTCTGCAATTTTCTATTTTCACACGCACAGGCCATATCAACGATATCCACATTCTGAAAAGAAACGTTCCATCCATGGACGGAGATACATAATACTGAAATACTCCTTTGCTGTATCACCGATTCCTAAAATCTGTTCACCATATTTCTTCTCGATAGAAGCACCGTCCTTAAAACTTTTCGTTGAAAAGCGAATCCCGGAATCAATGCGATCTGCGAAAATACTATCATAGAAAGTACCAGTAATGAAAAGGTTAGGTACCTCAACCGGACGAGGAGATAAATAGAGCATTTCACCTCGTAGTGGTGGAGTTATCTTTTCTTTCCAATGCTTGTAGCGTCCTGCCTGATTCTGCCATGGACCAGGCTCATTAAAATAAGGATCACTATCATAATCAGGATTCAATAAATGTTCTGTTCCATCCAGCCCGGAATACATTTGCTCCTGAATGCAATCTACGAGTACATCCTTATGCTCTTCCATGCACTTTACACATTCCTCCTTAAATCCAGAGGCGATGGAATGAACAACTCTATATAATTCGTCGAAATCAGCCATATAGTAATAATAAAAAGGCTGGACTGTATAAACAACCCAGCCCAAAGGTTACTACTTTTTTTTCTTGATCATACTGTAGACATCGGATAGCAATTGTTTTCTTTCATCTTCACTACGATCTTTCCACAGCACATTTATATGCTGTCTGATGAATGCCTGCTTAGTCATAGACTTCACAGCATCTTCAACAAATGTTACCCCTTCAAACTTCATACAGCTTGCTCGATACCTTTAATACCTTTTTCAAACAATACAGAAGGAGCTTTCAGTGAAGGAGTAGCCCCATCTTTAGGAACAATAGTAATAACCCCATTCGCATAAGTCGCAGACGTTACGTTGTTGAGGGCTTCAGCAGCTCCATCAGCAAGAAGAGTACCGAACTCTTCCGTACGATCGTAGCCACCAATCTTCTCAATAATTTTATAGGCATTTTCCGCTTCTGCCTTTTCAAAAACAACATCAACCAAACCTTTTGCAAAGTTTTTAGGATTGAAATCCAACTGTACATAATCAAAATGTAGCTGGCTGTCTTCAGCATCTTCATGGCAAAAGCTTACTGTCATTGTTGATTTCGCACCACTAGTCGGATACTGTGTGACAGTAGGATATACAGTAGACATTGGAATGCCGGCAAGGATATCAGTACCGTCATTATAACCGATAAGATGATTATCTCTATTCCAGAAATACACATCCCATTCCTTATTTGCATTATTCAACAGCTGCGCATTCAGGACTTCATCAAAACGGGCTAAAGTAAAGGTATCAGTCTGGGCATTAAGTCCATTATACTGATTTCCACCGTAGCCAAGAGCGTTCACTTGCGGCTCACCACCGTTCTTCGCATACTCAAAAAGCGGGAAAATAGGATAAATCCGCCCGGGACGATCCGCATGACATAATTCTGCTAACTTATCACCGGTAATATCAGCAGGGAGCTTCACTCCATGTTCAACCATTATTGAACCTTTTACCTTTTCCCAATCAATTTTACAAGCAGATCCACCAGTGTTAAAACGGGAACCTTTGCATGTTCTAATCTTTCTCATTTTCTTCTACAATTAGGTATTTTAATTATAATCTCCATCGAGCGTATGTTTATGGCGTCAATAGGCTCGCTCACTGCCTCACCGGTATCTGTATAGGCTCCGTATCTGCCATAACTATAATTCTCTGAATAACTATGTTTCACTTTATCATCAAAATTCCAGCTAAAGCGGTTATCTTCAACAAGGCTCTCTAATAAGCAGTGATAAATCGGACGAAGAATATTCTTGAAAGAAGTAGTTCTACGTTTCTCATTACTCCATTCTCTACTTGAAGAACAAGCTATGATTAACGAAACCTTCGCTTTAGAATAGTAGTCCGGATCACTCCTATCTTCATTTATTGGGGTAAATAAAGCAATTAGTGGGAACTTACTATCCGATTGACTGGGCACTTTACTATACTCATCTAAAACATCCTTGATATATTGTCCGCTGCCGAAGATATAATTCAGTTTGGGAGACTTAATGACCTTCGTACCACCTTTTCCATCAGGATAAAGGATTTCAAGATTCTCCGGAAGTTTTTCCACTATTTCCTCAAACAGTTCTGTTATATCCAATTCCATCATAAATTGAAAGCATTAATGGGAGTTAATAGGTTCTTTTGAATCTTCAAACCGGTGAAAGGACAATCATCGGACATCGCCCATTCTACAAAGAGTCGGTTCTTCTTCACCATGCTGTTCCAGACACTAACCTGTCTCTTAATCGGAGATATATACTCGTTAGCACATTTCAATCTTACAAGACCAGTGATAGTAGCCTGTGTATTCATATCACGTAAAATGTGAAAGAACACATAATCGGCGAACGGTTCACTTAGCTTTTCACATAAAAGTGCATATCCGGATTGAGGTTCATCTTTTTCCAAGATATCAACCTCATCTGAAGAATCCTCTTTTTCCTGTTCTACGATCTCCAAATAATCAGTAATAGCTTGTGAAAGACTAAAACCGACAGCAGTATGAAGAAATTCGGTCTGAAATGCCTTGATATACCCGTTTATCACCTCATTTACTGCAAGAGACTGGGGCGAAGGCATTTCAGCGACCGAAGCATTCTCAATATGCCTGGGACCTGACGTAAAATATGAAACATCAATCAACATGGCAATAGTTATTTAGAAGCCTTACCCTTTCCGGTTTTCTTTTCATCTTCCACGGAAACGGTTTTATCATCAACAACAGTTACTTCCTTAGCATCTCCAGCAGGCAATTCTTTTGAATCGGCAGCCGGAAGATTCTTGTTATCAGAAGGAATCAGGGCTTCAAGTTCTGCAATGCGAGCTTTCATTGTATCACGTTCATCTGTCAGTTCAACAATAGCTTTATCTTTCTCCGTAATGGATTCAGTAAGTTCACCGATTTTCGCATCTTTCTCTGTGAGCATACATTCCAATGTCTTTCGAGCATCTTCTTCTGTAACAAGACCACACTCGGAAATAGGGGTGAATGAAACCACCCCTCTACCAATCCGAATGCGTTGCTCTTTAAGCACATTGGCTACATCCTTATCATTACCTCTAAGTATGTAATCCATAATATTACTTTTTAGTAATTGCTTCTTTCAGTTCAGCCAAATCTCCATAAGCAAATGCCCAAGGATTGTAAACAGGGAAAATCACCTCTTCACTGGCAATAAGAACCACCTCATTACACAACTTCGTTTCCACATCTTCAGCCCACTCTAACGCAAGATTAGTGTAGTCAACGATAGATGCACCCATGTGCATATCACCAATAAAGTATTTACCGGGTAACATACCGGTACTCTCTACAATCGGACGGTTAGCAATATGCTTAACACCATTGACAACCTTAATAATGCCAAGGTTACGCCCAGTTGTATCCTTCTCTGATTCCATCGCATTAACATCTGACGGATTGAGAGTAATAGCATTGGGATAATACTGTGCATAGGTCATCACGGCAAATGCCGTCTTAATAACATCTTCCGAGTTAGGAGCTTCGATACTTTGGAAGAATGAGTTGTTGACAGTAAATGTCATATTTGCAATGGCTGTTTCCTCACCGGCAAAAGCAACACCTTTCAACAAGATTTGACGATCATTCATCTTGATAATAGGATTCGCTTTGTTCAAATCTGTCACAACAGCAGCATTGGCAAATGTAATAACCATACCATTGAGCATCAGATCGTACGGCTTTGTGAATTCAACAATTGTGTCTTTGCCCCCATTATGGCTTTCGACAGACTTCACACTACCTGCTTCTCCCTTAATGATAGTATCTTTGATGATACTTTCAACTGGAAGCACTCCAGTGTGATTAGTAATGCCTAACAGGTTCTCACCGTTCCCATCACCAAATAACATGTTCCAATCTTCAGCAAGCCATACAGCTTCCGGTAACATATTCAGAATATAACTTCTGATGAAAACACGACTCTTCAACATACGTTTGGAAATTCTGATATGGGTACCAAGTCGTTTCGTACCTGTCTGAATTTCCTTCATCTTAATGCTTGACTCCGGTAAACGACCGTTTTCAGTAACGTACCGTGCATTCCTGTCGAAGTCATACACTTGTGTAAAGGCGAGCTGCGTATATGTAGGATCACCCTGCAAAGTCGTAATGACATTACGCATATGAATCTTCTGATTACTTACCTGGCTAACAACACGGTTCTGCTGTTGGGTAATCATGATTTCACCACTGTAATTGTCGGTCATGGACACAATATCTTTCAAGCTGAATCCCTCAAAAGAACCTGTTTTACGACTGTGACCGGCTGCAAACTCCTTGAACTTCTCACTATCAAGCATTTCGCTCAATTTCTCGTCGAACTTATTGATAGTATCCATAGATAAGCCTTTTTGCTTCATTTTTTCAATGCTTTCTCCAAGGCTCTTAACCTGGTCAACAAGTGTTTCATTGTCTTTAATCAATTGAGCAAACTTCTCGCCGTCATAAGACTTCAATAAGTTATTAATTTCTCCAAACTGTTTAGTCACATCATCAGGCGTAACAACTCCTTCCAGTGATTTATTTACGACTTCACACATCATGCCGACGATGTTTTCTATGAATGTTTTCTGTTCTGCTGGCAGACCATCTGTTTTCAGATTAAAATCTGATACTGTAAATTTTTTAAGCATAAAATTTAAATTTTAAGTTATTTATTATCGAAACAACTATTCAAACTTTTGAAATCGAATAAAGTGCAATTATCAGCGGCTTTAGTCGTTACTCCATCGTTACCATTTTCCCCGTCATTCTTTTCTTGAGTGTCAACAGACGGCTCATTCTTTCCGGTAGTATCTTCAGAAGTATTTTGTAGAATAGCATTCGAACGATATACTTTTCCCCAACAGTGGGGACATCTTACATAATTCATAAGATCCTGCAAACTCTTTTGAGTGAATTCTTTCTCCTCTGACTTTACAGAATCAATAAGAGAAATTACTTGAGTTCTAATCTCTGGAGTGAGCTTCTCCATTTCTTCTCTTACGATGTCCTGCGTTATCCATCTCTGATAATCGGCGGCGTAATCTAATACCTGTTGTGCAAAGGTATGTTCCGTTTCTGCTTCATAATCAAATTGATAACCGCAATGAGGACATGAGACAACGGCACCACCGTTGAGGCTCTTTAGTAATAAACTTAATTCCATATCGTAACCTTTTAAACGTTCATCACTATATCCATGCTGCAAGAACGCTTTTCGAACGAAATCAACAGCTTCCTTTACTTGGTCGGCAGTAGCAGATTTGATATTCACAAGGAATGTTTGAGGATTACTTCCCCAACTTGTCAATGTAGAATATTCCATCATACGCCATTCAAGCACTTTACAAGGATCAGTCAAATCCCTTTTGATAGCTTTTACTCCGATAGAGTGTTCAAGGGTTCTCCCATTCTCTGCAAACAGCTTATAATCAGCTAACGTGTCACGACCAATCTGTTTTTCAAGATTCAACTGGCCAACCATAACTAAATTACCCTCTGTTTCCTTACCACTCAATGGAACCCCCAACAATTGATCCGGACGGTGATTCAAGAACCAACGCATACGACCAATATTTTCCTTTAAAGTCTTGTTGAATGATCCGGGCATGGATACGTCTTTCTGTGAGTCCTTCACACCGATACCGTTCACCGCGACGGTAACGATACCCTTCTCATCAACATCATTTGCCTTTGTCTTGTACTGAAGGCTTTTGATTTTCTCTTCCATTTTCAACTTCACTTTTTGTGTTAAGACTAAATATTTGTTTAACTATCTCTCGTTCCTGGTCCGACATCTCAAATAATGTTTTGTCGAACATAGGTTCTTCAAATTTACTTTCACCGATTTGCGCCCTCCAATCATTGTACGTTATCAATCCACTAAGGAACTGGTCTTTGCACCGGCTATTGATATTGGTCTTTACTTCCTCGGCTTCTTTCAACCCCTCCTGCAGGCAATCCACATCGGAGAAATCACAATCCAAATAATATCCGCTTGATTCAAGTCCTAAAAATTGAGTAAACTCACGGCAGAACTGTTTCGCAAATGGAATGATAACAGAGCTATAAACACTCTTTTCTGCCGTAGATTGATTGCTAAAAGTAGACTGGTCTTTGCGAGGAACTAACACAGCAGGAATACCATAAGCACCTGAAATACTAATTGCATCAGCAAGTGTTTCCTCAAACGGTTGCAGTTCTGCAATAGTGAGATTGGTACGTACAAAACTCAATGGGATATCAGACAGCCCATATGGTAACTGGTCCTTACCTACTCCGAACTTACCGAAGTGTTGTTGCAAAATTTCTTTCTTCTCATTATCAGTCATAGCAATGGGTCCGGATTCATCTTGTTTCATATTGATAAGAAATCCTAAACCACCTCGTTTTACATAAATTACATTACGAGCCTCATATACAGCAATAAGGTTCGATATCGGTTTCATTTGTGACATAAGACGGCTTTGAGATTTCATAAACCCAAATCCGGAATAATAACTCACACACCCGTCTCTATCATGCCATACCTGATAAGCAGGTATATTCATTGTGCTCAAAGCGCCATAATTTAAACGATAACCTCTAATAATATCTTCTTGATCAGCTATACCAAACAATGGAATATTACTACCTAAAACAGGCAAGACTTCCATTGCATCAGCAGGAAGTACCCAGTAGTTAGAGCAATAACGCCATTTTTCTACATTAGTGAAGCTATCAGACATTGCAGCACGTGTAAAACTATTGCCAAGACACAGTTTATATACGAAATGTTGATAAACATTTTGTTTCCATGTCATCAAACAATTTGGTCTAAGAAGTATCTGATTCAAATTCTTATTAGCCCAAATAACACTATCATCCTTAACTTTCTTAAACTGAAAGTTAGCACTGGAAATACGAGAAGCGATGTAGTCTATTGGAAAAAAGACTTCTGGTACAGACTGAAAAAGCGTAAGAAAATTTTGAGAACAAACATACGGAGATGAAAATAACTCTTCAACAGTTATCTTTTTCCCTTCCGGAAGCTTCTTCTCTTCAACAGTCTCACTCACGACTTCTACATTAGCATCCTGTACAAGCTCTTCCTCTGACTTAGATTTTTTACGAAACCAACTCATTTATTTCTTATTTGAAACAAATGTAGGAATATGAATAATCGGTTTCTCAAAACACTAAAATCTTGAAAAATAAGAAATGTACAAATTCAGTTATAACAAACTATATAACAACAAATTACGCAGCAGATGATTCGGGGAACGATTTTATTATATGATATGCAAGACCACTTAAAATAATGCTTGCACTTTTATTCTCGCTATTTATGTTATAGTCCATCAGGTTAGTAATGAAATCACTGTAATCTTGAGATTCCTCTAACATCTTTGGTGATAACAAAAAGTTATTCCTTATAAAATCAGATGTAGCAGCTATTCGCTTATCCACATCGGCAAACTCTTTCTTTACTCTTACTTCTGTATCTTTCACAATTTCCCTCAACTCACGTACAGTCTGATAATAGGCAGATGAACATTCAAAGAGACACGTATTGGCCTTGTGCTCCAAACATGCGGTCTTAATTTCCTCTATGGAAGATGTTTCTCTAAACAAGGCATCAGTTAAATGCCACTTATCACCACAACGGGATGCCTGAACAAGAACAAACGTACCATCTACATTCGGCATGACATAAACAAGCCGCTGCGAGTAGACGTTTTGTGCTTCCGGATTAAAGAAACCAAGCATACCCTTACCACCATACAGATTCCTTTTTCGCCGGTTACTAAATTCAGTGTACTGTTCATTACACAAATCCACAACGACATATCGAAACGTATCGGATAAGTGCCCGTGTTCCTCATAAGTTTGCAAAGTAGTTTTATTCTTGACCTTGGTTTTAAGAATGGCACCGTTAGCATCCTTCTGTACACTCATGTAGTCCTCGATAGATACCGAACATGATTCGTCGATGTATATCTCTATGCCAGGAACAGTACAATCAAAGATAGCATTGATAAACTCACCAGTCATGGCAACACTCGGATTCTTATTGCCTACTTTATCCTCAATCTCGAATCCTTCTTTCTGCAATGTATCTATGAATAAGTCCATCCAAGAACGTTTTTCATCATCAATGCTATTGGCCGCCTTTGTTGAGGCATCCCCGTGTAGGTAGACTTTATCACTATACCTGATATCTTTCAGATACTTGGCTACAAGTTTAGAGGACTTCTTTACTGTATTGTTAGGACTTTCGGCGCATGTCTCATGGAACTGCCAAACCTTGATACCGGTAGTGAAATCTACTTGCCAGTATGACACACTGATATATGGCAGTACGTTATTATCTACTGATATATGAATAGGCAGGTCCGGGATATATTTATGTTCACCGGAATGTTTGCCACGGTTGAACGAACCGAAGAACTCGCTACCGGTACGAATAACACCCCACTCTCCCAATGCGTACACATTGTAATAATCCGGATCGTGGACTCTATCATACTCAAAGTCGGCAACACATTGCTCATCATAGAAACCATACGTACCGTCAGGACTACCGACCACCCAAAAATTATTCAAATAGGTAGATTGGATAATAACTGTATTAGGTGCCTGTTCCTCGATTTGCTTAGTACGAAGATTAAGTATTTGCCTGGGTGCATTCTTCTTTACGGATTTGACCTTGGTAAGTTCTTTCGGCAACTCTTTGCCGGCAATGGTAACAGACATTGGCACATCATGCCATTTGTCTTTATCAATGAACTCTTTCTTTATCCAGTGGCTTTCACTGATCGGATTAAAGGTACAAATAATCTGCTGCCCTTTCTTACCACGCAAACGCTTACGTAGCTGCTTGAAATCCGGATGCTCGAACTCTGACCATTCTTCTAACTGAACACGCTTGTAGTTAGAGATACCTTTTATCTTCTCCGGATCGTCAAGACCGGAGAAATCTATCTTCGCACCATTAACCAAACATTTAATAGTATTCTGTTGGAACTTGAACAAATGGGATATGCCAAGACCGGCCGCAGCGACTTTATAATCTTCATAAATGGTTTTGAGAATAGAAGCTCCTACCTTACGCATAACAAGAGTGTTCTCACCGTCCTGTAATGTCTGTATCAGTATGGTTTGTGCCACACTGTACGATTTACCGGAAGATGAGCCACCATACAAGATAATGAAACGGATAGTCTCATCATTCAAGTACTTCAATAGATAAAATCCGTTAGGATTTAGCTTCTTATAATTTATAACCATATTGTTCTAAAAGTAAGGTTTCTCCGTAGGATGAACACAGGAAATAGCCTATAAAATTGTTCTATTCGTCCGATTTATCATTTTCATCAAAGCCAATACGAAGTTCACTGACCTTGTTTCCATCTCCACCTTTGATGTTGACATTCTTATCGGCTTTCCAACCATTCCAGGCACCAAGCAAACGAGCTGCTTCCGTTTTACCGTTGAACTCATAGGTAACTTCTCCTCTCTTATTCTGAATCTTCTTCAATGCATTGCGTGTACGCTTTGGAAGCTGCGAAGGACTTTTCATCTTTACCTTACCTGTCAGTTCATCGACAATATACAAGTCATTGGGGTCAGCAATAATGATATCCATCAGTACACGTTCCACTGTTTCACGTTTAACTTCAGTTTCTTTCGCCCTCTTTTCTCTTATCTCTTTTATCCTTGATGAAACCTTGATGTTTTGCATAAGGGCATGAGCATTGCGCCAAACGCTCTCCTGCTTCATCTTAGAACAGTCGTAAGCCATTCGGTATGCTTCACTTGCATTGCCATCTATGTCAACGTAATACTGGCAAAACTTCTCCTGTTTTAATGTTAATGACTTCTCTTTACTCATAGCTTCAAATTATTAAATTCCTGCATGGAGAAACAGTGATAGTTACTCAACATGCAGGAATAAATTAGAATGGTTGTACATTCATAGGATTTCTATTTCTCCGCCCCCGCATTTTTTTGAGAATTATCCTCTCTCCGCATGGCGAATACCTTTTTTACTCCGTCCTCGACTGACGTATAGGACAAAGGTACTAAATAGATACCCCGGTTCACCGATTGCTCCAAATTGTCAAAATCACGTTTCTCGTTAATCACCTCAATTTCACTCGGTTTGTAGTATTTTACTAAAGTTGCAAAATACATAGTAGTCACAGGCTGGACGTTACAAATATTGATAAGTTGCCGATTACAACCCACCGAATAGATAAGCCCTTCGACGACATCATCTATGTAAGTGAAGCACCGGATATTCTGACCGCAGTTGTATAATGACACCCTTTCCTTATTAAGCAGGAACCAGAGAAGAGTTCTTTCGCGTGGGTTTGGTGAATATACATTATGCAGCCGGCATCCGGTAGCAATCTTACAATAGATAGATGCGTACTGTTCATCGAAATGTTTACTTATTCCATACATGGAAGTAGTGTTCTCCGGATTCGCTGTTGACGAACTGGCATACACTAACTTTACATGATACTGGTTACATGCATCAGCAACTCGCATGAAGGTATCAATGTTATCTTTCCTGATTTGTTCCAGGTTTCCATTAAACACGCTTGTTTGTGCCGCTAAATGGAACACACAATCAATATCCTCATTCTTTAGATACTCGCATACTTTCGTAGCTTCAGTACCGCACTTTCGGTCAAGTCCTATGACTTCAATACCTCTTTTTACTAATTCTCGGCAAAGGGCTTTACCTATAAATCCCTCACTGCCAGTTACAATCATTTTTCTCATCATCACAAAAAAAATAAAGGTGTATCGAATAAACAATACACCAAAATTCAACAATTATATAAATTTCAGTTCTTATTATTACAATCTTTCCTTACCTTTGCAACCATTAATAGATTTCTTAACTAGGGAAATATTAAAAAATTAAAGTACAACATAATATAAAAACACGGTATCATGATTTTTTCGCTTAGTATATCAACAATTGTATGCCTTGGCTTAATTATTTTCTGCACACTCATATCCTATGTATATATCAGAAGATTAAAAAATAAGGGTAAGCTAGTATCAAACCGCCGTTGGGTCGAAAATATCCCTTCAATTATTTCTACATTAGGAGTACTAGGCACATTCTATGGTATCACAACAGGACTTATTTATTTCAATTCCAATGATCTTGACACAAGTATTCCTGAACTACTAGACGGATTAAAAACGGCCTTTTTTACATCAATTGCTGGTATGTTAGGTTCTCTATTTTTGTCTAAAATAACCAACTCATATTTTGATAAAACAGATGGTGGTATTTCAGACGCCAACCATGCAGCATCACAAATATGTCAAGCAGTAAAACAGATGAGTCAAAGTAGCATGACCACTCTTAATGCTTTAAGAGAACAAGCTGAAAACCAAGCCAAAAACCAAACTGCATTCTATCGTACTGTAGGTGATATCCTCACCTCCCTTCAATCATCTTACATAAATACAGAAAATGCTATAAACTCAATGGTTATTTTAGCCCGAAGCCAAGAAATAGCTCTCAACGACCTTAGAAATAAAGCCGAAAGTGCTACTCTATCTCTGGGAGCAGTAGAAGAGAATTCCACTTCTCAAACTGCTGCACTTACAAATATCCAACTACAAACGAAAGAATTATCAAATATTAATCATAATATTAATGAAATGCTTGACGTTCTTTCAGGTATGAGTAGTGCCCAAGAAGAAATATCTGAAGAAGTTAAAACGTTTGGAGGAAAACTTCATTCAGAAGTAGTTGAAATTGAAGACAAAATGGATGCCACAAATCATCTTTTAGTTGCTAAATTCAATGAATTTTCTGAACTATTGAAAAAGAGCAATACTGAAGCTCTTGTAGAAGTAATGAAAACCGTTACAGAAGAGTTTCAGAAGCAGATGAATGCGCTCATTAATAAACTCATTCAAGAGAATTTCGACCAACTAAACCAAAGTGTAGAGAAACTCAATACTTGGCAACAAGAAAATAAAAACATGATCTCTTCCCTTACTAAGCAATATAAAGAGATGGCGAATAATTTTGAAAGTACTTCTACTACACTTATGAAAGTTAGTGATGATACAAAAACTCTCGTCAGTGAAGGCGGCAAACTCAAACAACTTATTGACTCTCTCAATCAGGTTATTATCGAAGACCAAAAATTTATTGATGTATCTAACAAGCTCCAAGAAACAGCGACTCTCTCAAAAAATAATATGGAGCAATTTGATGAATCAACAAAAGTCCTTAATGAGTGGGTTCGAAAACAACGTAATTTCGTGGATGGCGTACAACTTCTTATTGAAAAGCTCGACGAACTCAACAAAATTCGTGATTATGGCGAACAGTTTTGGAAAGGTACAAAAGAAAAAATGGAAGAAGGAGTTAGTATAATCACGAAAGGTTCTCAAACTCTCAACACACAGTTAACTTCACTTGATCGCCAATTCTATAATCGGTTAGGTGCCACGCTCGCTGAACTGGATAATTGTATTACTAAAATGGTTGAACACGTCAATAATCGTAGATAATTATGTCTAAGTCTAATGTTTGGATGTCAGTTTCTGACCTAATGACAGGTCTCATGGTTATATTTCTGTTCATAGCAATAGCCTACATCAGCCGCGTGAAACAGAATCAAACTGTACTTACAGATTATATTGAAACAAAAAATAAACTCCACAACAAACTTGTTAAAGAATTCGCTGGTGATACTTTACAATGGCAAATGGCCATTGGCAAAGACCTTTCCATGAAATTCAAGGAGCCAACTGTTCTTTTTGCTTCAGGGTCAGCTGACCTAACCCCTCGTTTCTGCCAAATTCTCAACAATTTCCTGCCCAGGTATTTCGACATCTTACTCAATGATAGTTTACGAAGCAATATTAGGGAAATTCGAATTGAAGGCCATACAGATAATGTACCGATGCCTAGTTATGACATGGATTCTTATATTGCCAATGTTATTCTATCCCAAAAACGTTCACTTAGTGTATTAAAGTATTTCCGAAAAATGGAAGTATTCGAAAGATACACTCAAGAACAACAACGCTTACTTGAATTTTGGTTCACAGCTAACGGGCTTTCTTATGGCAAATCACTTGATAGCAATGGTGATTATACAATTACTACAGGCAAAGAGATTGATAAAGAAAAATCCAGGCGTGTAGAGTTCCGAATAGTCACAAGTGGCGATGATATACTTGAAAACTTCGTGAATAAAAATAAAAACTGATATCTATGAATACTGATGAGCCTTTTTACCAGTTTGATCGTCTAAAATCCCAACTTAGAACTATGGGAATTGAGATTGGAGAAGCATCACCATGGACCCCAGTAGGAACAATTGAAGTCCTACCTGAAGATATTGGAACAAAAATAAAGTTTGAAGAAAACGGCATTTTTTACATTGATGACAACAAGATTAAACATCAAGGCTTCATGTATAAAAGTAGTTTTTATTTTCATGACTATGGAGAAAAAAAACCGAAATTTCATATGAGATTTTGCGATGCACTCAAACATTTTGGTAAAGATGCTTATCGTTTCGCCAATAATGAACCTATTAAAGTCTTTGCAAGAGATAGAGCAATTCGCCATGAAGTAGAAGTTTCCGGATTACAACTATGCAACTATTGTGCAAATATACTTGCTGGAGAATTAACTAATAAAATTTATAATTCGACTGATTTTGTAGAGTTCCTCAAACAAACAGAAGGAATTTTCCCTGATGAAAATGGAAATACTGATGTTGATATCTTTGGCTATACCAAGAATTGGGAACAAATAAGCCATGCTTATCGTTCTGTGCATCAATTTACATGTGAGCGATGCAGCTTGCAAATAACTGCCCCTCTTGATCAACACTATATGCACACCCACCATAAAAATGGAAACAAAATAGATAATCGAGAAGCTAATCTTGAATGCCTTTGTGTTCGCTGTCATTCAGAAGTAGATGACCGACACAGGAAACGTCTTACCTCTGGAGCAAATAGGATTATACTAGAGGAGTTCAATAAGAAATATCCTTCTAATACATGATGAAAAAAAACAATGATCTATCCTTTTAATCCTATCAAATAAACACATTTACAAATTATCATTTATTTGACCAACGATAATTACCTTTTTACTATCTCATATCCTAAAAACAAGATAATAAGCATGAGTTATAACTAAAAAATGAACATTTATTCAAATTAATATATATCCAATTTATTATACGTACAAATTACTATATACATTGCTGGGATTTTAATATGTTAATAATAATCCACTCAGAACGGTGGAATATATGGTTTATGTTTAGCCAAATTCCAATGTTTCCAAACGAGAGCATAAGGACATAGTTTTTCATCATTACACCTTAACCAAGGCGAATAACATCTGATATCAGGTTCAATATCACTTCCTACAACATCTCTGCTCCATATGCAATGATCTAATAGTTCACATACTATTATTCTAGAGTTAAAGAGGTTGTAAATTTGACCTGCTGCAAGAAAAAGATGAGCTTTTACATTATTATCTTTAACTAATGGATGGTAAAAACACCCTTCGTGTTTACTGTTAGTACAAAACGGTAATCCAAATTCATTAAATACTTTTACTAATGCTTTATTAGTCTTTTGTCCCCCTCCTTCGGCAATATCTAAAAAAAAGTATTTATGCTCTTTTCGCCATTTTATTGCAGAGTCTATTACAGCTTCTATCCAATCATTCTGCAAGTTCATGGTTTGTGTAATAACATCATCACTAGAAGGATCAATAGGCCGAAATAATTGTCTTAATGCCTTTCTTGCTAATTGAGCTCTACTATTAAAATGAGATAGAAAATCCACTGTAAGAGAAGAAACAATGCCATTATTGTCTGTTATAACTTCAAATTTTTCATTATAAAATTTATCATATATTTCCTGTACTCTTTCGGGCAAATATCCTGTTGCCTTCCACTCATTTAATAGATTTACAAATACTTGAGCTGGATTAGAGAGATTAAGTGATATATCACAAAGTGCAAGTATTCGAAGCTCATCCTTTGCAAATTCTGGATAAAGAAATTCTGCTACTTTCGTTGCTGAATTATAAGGCATATCGTAAAGGTCTATATTTTTTCCAGTTACTCTTTTTTCAAGAATATATGCCATACTTTCAAGAATACAACAAGCACCAAAGTTATAGGTACAAGTGCTTGCTTTATCTTTTTCACCAACAAGCAAGTCAAGAATTATCTTATCAACACTTGACTTACCACACAATTCTATTATAGTTTCAGTCTCCTTTCTTACTTTCGTAATAACTATTGGAGTATATTGCCTTGCTTGCCCAAATATAATACGACCAAGGTTCATATCAAATTCTACATAGTTACCATTAAAAAGACTACTATCAATTTTAATAGGTATACAAAACTCTTCGCCGGACTTATATATAGTATTACTTGCATACTGAATGAATTGAATTGTTCTATATATATTAGACAACCCATATATTGTTGTTAAGTCCTGCAAATAATGTATATATTCATGAACTAGCGTGGCAAATGAATCATTGCTCAATTCATAGATATTTTCAATCGTTTCATCTGTATTAATATACATAGCGAAAAATGATGGTACATAATATCCACATTCTTTATTAAATATTTTATTACTCATATATACTTAATTTAGAAATTAAAGTAATCATTGTTTAATTGTCAAAATTAAGCAAACATTTTGTTTCTACAAATATCCAAAGCTATACTTTTGATTTAAATACATATTTAATTTAGAAGGTTAATACTTCTTCCTGTGCATCTTTTCACGGAGTTCATTATACTTCATCTTTTGCTCAATGTGCCAGATGAGGTCTATTTTAAGATGTTTTGCAAAGCCGAAGATGGAAGTTACCATGTCATTAATGATAGTCGTAAAGTCGTACAAACCATCATACCTTACAGGAAGCGTAGAAATAGAATACATTGTTTCTGTAAACGATTCATCTTTGCAAGCTTCTGCCATATCGTCAATAGTATCGCTATTCAAATCCATTATGGATAGTTCTATGTTGTGCAGTCCAGCAAGGTCCAGTAGACGGATAACAGCATCGGAAAGCTCATCTTCAATGGTATCTTTGATATATCTATTGAATACGTTAATAAACTTTTCTTCATTCGTTAGCCACCCTTGACACTCGGCATATTCACCGATTTTATACCGTTCTTTATCAAAGTGTCTACTTTTTCGGTCTGCTTCCACAGCTTCCATCAACTCGCTAATGACAAGACAAAAGCAATGTTCGTTACTCAATTTTTCATCATGAAACCCATGTTCACAAGCGATTTTATATGCCCTATCACGGAGGACGTTCAAATTAATATTATTCATTTCTAATTTGTTATACGTTAAACTCTATTTTCTGTTGCAGCACTTCTTCTGCATAATATTGCTCAAATCTTTTATCGCTTATCCACCAATTAAACCCAAATTCGGCATCGGTAAAGTTGTGGTTGATATATCCGGCATCAATCATCTTTTGTATGGTCTGAATCCATTTATGTTTTACATGAGGAAAACGCTGGCAGTCTTTTCGTTTATCCTTGTAGCTTGACATCGGACAAAGAATACAACCTATTCGCTTATATCCTTCATCGTACAAAGAACAATGCTCTATCTTATTCCCATTCAGAAAATCCCACACATCTCTGTCAGTCCAATGGATAATCGGAGAAACAAGAATCTTGTCTTTGCCTCCGACACAAGTAACCATTTGTTCTTTGTGCTCTGAAAACTGGTCAAAGTTCCCACTGAATTTATGGTTGCTTATCTCAATCTCTTCCCGCTTAGAACGCCTTGCGCTTTCAGCGTGACGAATACCTATTAAGGTAACTTTTCCTGCTCCGGACATTTCTTTGAACTTAGCGCAACACCAGCGTATTCTTCGTGTTGGAAGTAAATGCGTTTTAATAGCCATATCATAAATTGACATCTTTGGTTTTATCAACTCCACATCCGGGTAGTTACGTTTTACAAAGCGGATTACGTCCGGAGGGTCAATGCTTGTAAGGTTCATGTGAGCCTTAAATTTTACTCCTGCCATCTTTGCAAGGTGATATAGAACTTGACTATCTTTACCGCCGGAGAACGCAAGGTAAAAGCCATTCTCCGGGTCGTAGTCAAGTGCCATCTGTTCACATTTGCGAAGCAAGGCAATGGAGTAATCTATCTTAGATTGCAGATTCATTTGATTCCTTTCTATTCTTGTTTTACTCTAATTGATTTAAAATGTTCATCTGTATAACCTCCTTCGCATTAAAGTGAAAGAGTCCTTTTTTCAACTGCCTAACCTCCTGCATCGACATTTCATTGATGTAAAAGTAAAAGGCTTCGTATGGATCGCTGAAATTTCTAGCAAGCGCATTGTCAGGTTTATTATTCATATATCGTTCAATGGCGACAATCATTCTTCGGGCATAACCAGGAAACATCTTAAATTCTGCCTGCATCTGCTTGCAACCGGCAAGGGGACAACCAATACAGCCATGACGGGAAAGATTATAGGGCTCATCGTAATACTTGGAATATGGAAGACCATTTTTACGAATGTAGTTCCATACATCGGCTTCTGACCAATTAAGGATCGGGAGAATATGTTTCGCACCTTTCATCCATCTGCGTGTATCGCATTGCTCTGGCTCATACAACGCCCTCGATTGACTTTCTTCTGCCCTCACACCTTCGATTGTGCGCTGACCGATACCGTATTGTTCCTTTAACTTTTCACAGCAAAAACGCCTCATTCTGCCGGGTAGTCCTTTGCTTTCAACCAACTGAAAGAATGATTTCTTTGGATGAAGTATCTGAACCTGTGAATAGTTCTTCTTTATAAAACTGATTGTGCCAGGTGGATCAACCGTCGTATTTGCGTAAGACGCATTATACTTTATACCGGAACGCTCAGCAAGATCGAGAATAACAACGCTATCTTTACCAGCAGAAAAGCCTAAACACATCGGATTGTCACGTTCCATACTACGAAGGAAATCTATTGATTGCTGTATTTTCCTTTCTAAAGTCATATATTAAAATTATATTTTTATATTTGTAGGACTAAAATAAAATCCAATAAAATGTACTCAATTATCACACAAAACGACCGATCTGCATGGAAAGACAAAACAGGAGAACTGTATCATCATCCAAAGCGCTATCTAAGACTATTAAAACCTGGTACTAAAATCATCTATTACAAAGGTCGTTTACAGGATAGAAAATATGAAAAGTTTCGTCCAACTGCAAAACCATATTATTTCGGTATAGGAGAAATAGGCAATCAATATATCGATCCTGAATCAACTAAAAATGACTATTACTCCGAGATAATAAACTACCAAGCATTCGACATACCTATTTTTATAAAGGATCATAATGGACAATATTTAGAAGAAATCCCAGATTCACGTAAAAGCAATTATTGGAGAGATGCCGTACGTGTCACAACCAAAGAGATATATGATAAAATATTGTCACTATCCAATATCAATTACAACATAGATAAGGTTGAAACAGAATTTACGACTACCATTACTGAAGGTAAAACGAAAAAGATTTATTCAACTAAATATGAAAGAAATCCAAAGTTACGCCAACAAGCCTTAGACATTCATGGCTATACATGCTGTATATGTGGATTCAATTTCCTTGAAAGATATGGTGAAATTGGACGTGGTTTTATCATGTACATCATGTTAATCCACTTTCCCAAACAGGTGAACAAGTTGTTGATCCGAAAACAGATTTAGCTCCTGTATGTCCCAATTGTCACAGTATGATTCATAGAGATAAAAATCACATTCTGACGATTGAGGATTTGAAACTAATATTCAATATTGATTAATTTGAATTAAAATTTTTCCATTAATTTCTTCATATACTGACGACTCATGTCGCAAACTTTCGTTTTCCACTCTTGGCGATGAGAATAGTTTCCATATTCATAGCGAGATTGAACCTTGTATGAAGGACAAACGCTTCTATAGACTAATATGGAATGTTTTCTCATATCGTTTGCACCTACCTTATATGCTGATTCATATACAGCTTGCCCTACTGCATCAGCAGCGATATTAGGATTGTACCCTGCTTTTATAGAGCTTTCTCTTGCTTTTTCTTCTATATTCATTTCTATTCTATTAACTAAAATACTAACCCTTACTTCTCCCCTGCTTAGTTACTCTAAATTTATAAATCAGTAACACAAACAATGAGCAATAGCATTTTTAAGGTTATTCTAGCTTCTCAGAAGACATTTTTATAATCTTCTTAATTTCGCCTTCAATGTCCCTGCATCCGTAATGCTGTAAAAAAGCGACAGTAATCACAATAATATCAACTGCCCTTTTCTTGTATTCTTGATGACCATCAATATTATCAATAGGCAAATCCGACAATTCATCTAATTTCCTCCATGCAGCAGATATTTTTAAGCTAAAAGCCTTCTTGGAAGTATTTTTATTCAAACGGAAACGCCGTTCTATAATTTTCAATATCCAAGGAGCAAGCTTATTCAATGTTATCATATTAGTTGGGGTTAATTGTTATTCTGATAGTATCACACATTATTTCATTTATCCTCTATTATTTACAGTAAAGCGACAGGTTATATATACAGATACCTCATCATTTTTATTCAGTCTTATTACGTATTTGAATGAAGCCCCGTCTTTCAGTTTCCTGGAGAAGCTGCATATCTCCCTCACAAATCTCACAATCAGTTTCTCCATTAATAGTAGTATAGTCAGGGATATTAAATCGTTCTCGTATTTTTCTTTTTACTTCTGGAATATCTTCAAGTTTGATATGCCTAGTGTTCCAGTAAATTGTCACCTTCTGCTTCCTGTTTGCCATTCTTTCTTTTGTTTAGATAAGAGGTTATTTCATTTGAAATTCTTAACGCATTGACGGCTTCTTCATCTCCTTCTTCAACTCTACATTCAAGTTCGTTCCGGTATTCTTCATACGACAATCCATTTGTGTAGTTCGTTTCCTCTGACAAATTAGCCTTATGGTTATTCCAAGATTGATTATCGGCAACAGCACAACGCTCTTTGTTATATTCACGAAGCCATCCCATGATAATAGAACCATCAATGCGATTATAATTTTCACCGTATTTCATTTTCATAGCGTTCTTGAAACACAGTTTAAAATCATCCGTTTTCATGTATGGATATTCCTCTATGATTAAATCTACGGTCGTTATAACTTGCATGGCCGACATGGTGTTACCAACATTGAAGAAATCTAAAGCATCAGCAACTAAGATAACCAGTACTGCCCTAGCTTGCGGTTCCCCAAATTTTCTAATTATAGTTCCGATAGCAGGTTCATTGCTTAGAAATACATCCTCAACCTTCTTCGGGCGAAGAGTTTTGCAGTAATTCTCCGGCGAGGTCTTTAAGGCGACTAACCGATTCTCTTCTTGTGGCCGTAGTATCAGTTCGTTTTCCATTGTAATTACCCTCTAAAATATTAGTGAATTTTGTAGGTAAAAATATCCAGTCAAAAGTGCATTGCCAATTTTTATCGTTTTGTCCAAGCAGGAAGGGACTATTTAAAACCAACTGGAACACATCGAATATAGCTTGCTTTCCATATTGAGCAACACGTGCTTTAATAGCTTTCTTACGTTTCGCATCTATGGACTTTATAGCAGGAAGCTTACCCTTAAACGTAGAATTAAAATAATCCATCAACCCAACCCAATCAATCTTTTCATCAGGGAACAAAGAAAGCTCGTCTTTCTTTGATTCTCCTTTAGGAGAAGTTTCTTTCTTTTTAAAATCAGAATCATTATCATCTACATTATCATGTTCATTATCATTATCGGCTTTTTTGGGTTTTCGTGGGTTTCCAAATAACTCACTGGGTTCTGTGGGTTCTTTGGGTTCGCTTGGGTTTTCACTTTTCGGACGTCCACCCTTAGTACCATTGCTCTTATTCCTTTCTACAATAGACATATACTTGTCAGTATCCCTGTCTATATCTATCTTTATAAAGTTGAAAGCAATATTTGCCATAGGTTTCAACCCCCGAAGATTTCCCGTTGTCGCATACTCAATTATGCTTTCGTAAATCTCCAGCCTGACATCATCCGGCAAATCCTTGATTGCTTCTCTCCACCCTTTATAAAAGATGAATGAATTTCTTTCCATATTTTAGGGGATTATACTCCGATTAGTAGTAATACTCACAGTCTTTTTGCTTCCTTCAGCTTTTTCGCTTCTTTCTTGTAATGAGTAATCATCTCTTCTAATTGAAAGTCACTAAATTGCTTGGATACATTTTTCTTTGCCTCCAGGAGTAGCACGCTACGTTCTCCATATTTGGAAACCAAACGTCTACGATAATCCTGAATATTTCCTTCCATGAAACGGTTACAATGTCTGCATTGAGCATTACAGTTCATTTCATCAAAGCGGGTATTCATATGCTGACGATTGATATAATGGCCGCAATCAGCTTGTTCAAATGGCTTTATCTTACCACATGATATGCACTGAAAATAGCCACTAGGCATCGTATCACGATAACGGATGAATAAACTAAATACTTTATCTAGTTTCTCGACCAGATTAGGTTTCTCCCTGACCTTAACCCCTTCAACCTCAAAAAGAGGCTTCTTTTTTTCTTTCTTCTTGTAATTTCTCCACATGATAATTAAAATGCCATATTGGTTAATTGACGACCACGGCTCATGATACACCATTTTCCCTTTTCCGGTTGTTCAATGCGTAACTCTTCAACACGACCGAAGCGCCGGAAATTTCCACTCAAATCGACAACCCACCCTTCTTTACCTTGACAGGGGCGAATAACACGGCCGACCATTTGATAATAGAGAGAAAGAGATTTAGTTGGACGTGCAAGAACAACTGTATCAAGCTCCGGATAGTCGAATCCAGTTGTTAGTACACCGACATTAGCGACGACCTTTATTCTTCCGTCTTTGAAGCCTTTCAGAATACGTGCCCTTTCTTCTTTTGATGTAGAACCACTAACGATCTCACAGTTAGGAATTTCAGAAGCTAGTTTTTCTGCTTCACGTATAAACCTTGTAAATATCAGAATACCTTTGCGTGGTATGCCTGATTTGGGGTTTAAGAGACATTTAGTCCATCCAACTATATCCTTATATATATCGACACGTTCAAACTCTTGCAGAAGGCTCTTTTCATCATAATCGGCTCCGGTAGAATTAGTTCTTACTCTTCTTAAATCCAATTTTGTAATATCGTAATATTTTAAATTAGCAAGAAATCCCTTCGCAAGCAGTTCGCTCACCTGGCAATGATAAATTACATCAGTGAAAACTTTTGGCCGGGTACGAGTAATGAATTTAAGCATCATTCCTCCACTACCTGAACACAATCTGTAAGGAGTAGCTGTAAGTCCAATAACCTTCCTTTTTTCATCTTCAAAGAACTCCTTATACATACCTTTAGCTGGGTTTACTAAATGGCACTCATCAATCAGTACGTGCTTGAAATGCTTGAAGAAAGTCATATGTTTCATCACACTACCAATTGTAGCGAATGTAATACGGTTGATATCTTTTCTTCCTACAGAAGCGGAATAAACCCCACAATCGAATATGCCGTATGATTGAAGTTTCGCAAAGTTTTGTTCAAGGATTTCCTTACTTGGTTGGAATACGATAAGTGGTCCATCAATCCGGGCGGCTATATTTGCAATTACAAGAGATTTTCCGGCACCGGTTGGAAGGACTATCACGTAGTTCTTCTTTTCCTTAGATTTGAAAACACTAACTGCTGCATCACTAGCACTTTTTTGGTAGTCTCTTAACTGGTATGTCATAATTTGATGTGATATTTGTGTACTTTCGAATGACAGTCACCACAAAGGGTAACGAGACAATCAAGGTGTTCAAGTTCATGCCCGACAATTGACTGTCCGTTAACCTTATATATTTTGTGGTGAATCTCTAAATTGAAATTTTTACCGCACATCTGGCATTTATGTCCATCCCTGATGCGAACCTTACGCTTCGCTTCTTCCCAATCAGGATTATTCATAAGCGACTTCACATAATTGGACTTCCTGCCTTTCTTGTGCTGTAATCTACTCATCGTCTTCCGCTTCTTCTTCAGGAAGATTATCAGAAAACTCCTCTTCGAAAGTGTCTCTTAAATCTTCCGTGCCATCAATAGGACGTTCAACTTCGGGATATTCAAGGCCGAACAAATCCAACATTGCTTTTCGGTTCCGATCTTCCTGTGCCCAAAGGGAACGTTTATCCCAATCAGGTATTTTCTCTGCCTTTACAAGTTTCAAGGCACCATTAACCCAAGAATAATATAAGAAGTGACCGTTAAGAGCAAAACGGATCGTATTCTTACTTGAAAGATGATACTCCCTTGTTCCCTTCTTGACTTCAGCAGCAAGGTCTTTGATTTCTGTTTTGATGGACGCTAACCTGTCTTGAGCATCATTTTTGATTTTCTTTGCACGTTCGATAGCTTCCAATAATTCACGTTCACGTTTAGGAACTTCATTCTCTTGCTTGATACAATACTCTTCACGTATTTCATCAATCTCAAATGTGTCAAGGATGCGTTGAGTAACCTCACTTTCAGGAAATGTGGCATTAAAATGCTCATTTACCAACTTTATAAGTTCATCTACATCAGTAGAACCTTCAAATAATACAGGAGGGAATTTTTCCCGAATAGCGTCGGGAACAACGAACTCGATTGTCTCGGGCTCGTAGTTTCTTAAATTTGCAATCATAATTTATAAAGGATTAATTAGTACCGATTTTGGTACTCATGAATAAAATCTAAGTAGTGTTGGTCTTCAGGTAATGGAAGCGTAATACCAAACTCAGCAGCCGCATCAATCTTCACGCTTTCCATGAAATTATGCATCTCTAAGGTATTGAGTTTACTTGTTCCTCGCACAATAGTTTCTACATTACCATTCACATGCACTTGCTTTACAAGAAACTTCTTACAGTACAGGTCATGTATATCCTGTACACCATCAGCAGTACTCCAATACTCTTCACCAGTGTATTCACGTAAGCAGGCGCCAATACATTGAAACCATTTCCACATGAGAGCATTTTGATTTAATGTCCTCGGTTGTGTCTTTCTCTTAATGGTTACAGTGTATTCTCCATTACGTAACGCGCTGCACATGAACTCGAAAGACTTATCCATTTGGACTTTGCCATCTTTCTTTGTTAATGTTGCTTCCATAACTTATCAGAATGGCAAATCGTCCTTAGTCGGCGGGGGCGGTGGTGGGCACTCACTCACTGCATTCTGCTCTTGATTGTTAGTTTGTACTGGAAGAGGGGAAGGTAGCGGTGCTTGTTGAGGCTTGACAGAAAGCATCTCCATATTATCGACAAAGAGCTCTGTAATATACCGTTTAATTCCTCTACTATCATCGTAACTTCGCGTTCTTATCTTTCCTTCCAGGAATAACTTGTCTCCCTTATGGACGAACCTTTCAACGACATCGGCAAGACCACGCCAAACAATAATATTATGCCATTCTGTTCTTTCAGGAACCTGTGTTCCATTGGCAAGGGTATAACCTTTTTCAGTAGTGGCAAAGGAGAAAGTGGCTACTTTAGAACCAGCTTCCAAAATTCTAATATCGGGGTCTTTGCCAACATACCCGATAAGCATCAATTTGTTTAAACTCATTATTTTTCCTCCCTTATTGTTACACGAATACTATCAGCTTTAGGAGCTACTTTGACATATTGGGAATAAATCTCCGGGTGATCTGCTTGAAACTTTTTAGTATCAAAGCTATTACTAGTAGAAGCGGGCGTGTAGCTGACTCTCAATCTTCCGGCATCCCATGATTTGACACCATTCTCACGCATAGCTGCTTTCAGTTTCTCTTTATAACCTTTCTGAATTTCAGTTAGGTCTGCAAGTTCTTCCTCAATTCCAATTATAGAATTTACAAGCTGCAATGGTATAAGTGACTTGTCATCAACAGGAACAGGAAGATTGGGTAAGTACTGCTTTCCATTCTTCTCGCATTTCATCAACTTCTTGACTTCCTCATCAGGCTTACGAGGAATCAGAACCAACTCATGTTTATCACCGCGTACCCAAATGCCGAACAGCTTATCAACTTTGATTAACGGGTTTTGAAGTTCAAACAGATAAGCATAGATTGACAACTGCCAACTCAAATACTCTTCATCAAGATGCAAGGTAGTTTTGATGTCACCGAGACTAATTTTATCGGCTTTCTCCCAAACGCAGTCAATATTTGACGCGAAATAGTCGTTATCTGAAACGGTATATTCATTAGCAAATGCTTTATATCCGGCATTTACCCTCATTCTGATATAATTTTCTGCTTCAATACTCTCAGGCGGTAAACCTGTTGCATCAGCAAATTGACATTGACTATGAATAAGACTACCCTTTGCAGCAGCTTTCTTCAAAACAAAATCCGGGACATCTTTATATTTATCAGGGAACAACTGCCGACCAATCATACCAGTTACACCCTGCAACTGTTTTTCACCGAGCATATAGGTGTGGTTTTCCTCATTGAAAACCACACAGGACTTCACTAGTTCTATCATTATTATCAATTTTTAGGTGGATACGTTTTCTGCATATCAATAGTTATGTCCCTGAACTCTTTATTATTATGAAGTTCCGGGTGTTCAGCCCAAACTTTTTCAAGCTCTTCCCGGCTTTTAACACCAGTCATTTGTTTAATTGCACGGTCCAGGTCTATGCCAGTATATACTTTGCCCGAAGTATTTGAAGCAGAAACATTGGGAGCATATACTTTTTCTTTTGTATTACCATAAGCAAAACGAACATGGTTCTTATTATCTACAATAACAAGAAGAATAATCTCCTTTTGCTCGTTATAGCCAATTTCTTTCACACTGAATTTGGTATATAGAGCAGGAGAACCTGTTTTGCTCTGATATACTTCATTTTTTTCAAGTGTAATCCAAATGAAGGGACCTGTATAAAGTTCACGTCCAATTCCCCAGTTAAACCCTGCACGTTTAAAGGCGTCCGAAGCCTGTCCTTTCTCTTTTTCAGTGTTGGATTCTGTACCAACGTCCTGTTTACTCACCCACTCTTTCTTTTCATCGTCCCAAACAGACAATGTACAGAATAGATTTCCATTAACGACATCATGGTGTCGCTTCCAGTTCATTTCTCCGAATACTTCATCAAGTATTCTCATGTCTACTCTAGCATCCTTGTAAAGTAGCAAGGAGCATCCAGAACCATCAGGCTTCATACTACCAACTCTACATTCTATTTCAGAAGCTAGAAGCGGTCTGATAGGGTTCTTTTTCTTTTCTTCTTTCTGAGCCATTAGTTCAGTTGTTTTTCTCGTTGTCATAATTCTAATTTAATGGTTTGACTTTTAATTGATTACATCAGTAAAATTATCTTTAATTGACAAGTTATACAAACAGAAACTTCGCCATTTTAACGCCTTTTTCAGTAACAAAAACTGCCTGTACAGTATTGTACAGGCAGCAAAGCAAATGTCGAAAGTAAAATCCAATGTACCTTATGGATCGGCTACGCTTAAAGGGTGTACGGCTCCCTCGATTTATACATAATGTAAATGCGTGGTGAACGGTATCGGTATCGAACCGATCTCTTTACTTCTGTGCACGAAGTAACATTTCATCCCAGAGTACTGACCGCCCAAATAAAAAAGAAAGGTGAACTATTCTCACGAACCATCCACCTAGAAACACAAACACAAAATAAAACACGACAAAACAATAAATATCACTCTCACGAGCTACTGTGCTCCCGGATAGCTGTTCAAAGCACACCGGGATAGTTAGAACAATTCAAAACTCAAATAAGGGACTTTAACCCTACAGCGTCCTTTTCGCCGGCATCATTGGTTAAACATAAAAAAATATCAGTGAAGGAACCCGGACTTGAACCGGGACGGATTTACATAAGTTTTAGCATGGCCACTCTCAACTTAATACCACACACAATATGTATGCGTGTCTGCCAATTCCACCATTCCTTCGGTTCGTAGCCGAACGCTTCCGGCTACTTTGATTGATTTTTAAATACAAATATTATTTCTCCTTCACAGGGTACTTAACTCTAAAAGAGTTGAGCCAGGGAACAGATTCGAACTGTCGACCTCATGTATTACATGCACTCTACCTATCTGAGCTACCTTGGCAGTTGCCCGGTGAACCGGGCTAATAAACATGACAAATACTAAAAATAAGCAATGTAACCTTCACAGGCTATCTTTATTTTGTTTCTTATCTTCATAGATGAATCGTGCTGCTAATAGTAACACAACTATAAAAAAGATAATATACGACCAAGTAATATCACTTCTTGTTGCTTCGATTCCTCCACCTATATACATAGCTACCAGTAAAGCAGCTACCGTAAAAATGTTATGAACGATTTTCAATGATTTCATTTCTTCCGTTTTTTAGGTTTGACTTTCTTTCTCGAACATCGGCAATGAAGTAATACCTGAGCAGCATTACAATGCCATTTCCCATTTTGAACCACTGAAGGTTTATCACTCTCAATCTTGCCTGTTTCAATGAGGCTAATCAACTTCTTCTCACCACCTACATAGTATGCTGACTTATCTTTCCCGAATATCTCTGTCGAAAACAAACGGAGAATATTATCAAGTAAGATCTCAGCCATTTCACCTCTAATCTTCTCCATAAGCTATTATGCAGTTCTGGTAACTTTAAATATCCCATTTTCAACGTCAGTTCTTGTTGTCCAGGACATTCCTTTTGCTTTTTCTATGTAAAGTCTAGAACTCAATGTATTATTTACAGAGGTCTTTTGAATGATGGGAAATATTTCTGTATCTCCAACATCCATATTTCGTAATACATCAATTACACTACGTCTTTCAATTTCTTTTTCCATACTGATTATTAATAGATTAATAGGTTCCTCCGATCCAAGATTATTCGCTAATAAAAAAGGAACGGAGGATTTTCTTATTTTTGAAGTGTCTAATTTTAAAATAAGAAAATATGAATAATGAAGAAAAAGTAGTTTCATACTACAAAGAAACTTTAGAGAAAAAAATCGAATGGACTTTCAGACTCCAAAGCATTCTATTGACTGTTGCATCCGCTACTTTTGCTGTACTTGTTTCTTTAAGCAATCTTTCAACAAACAACGCTTGCAGTCGAAATTTACTATTGGTGGTAGTATGTTCAAACGCACTATCCATCCTTTTTTCGTGTATAACCATATACGAGAATCGAGTAATGAGCAACGTGATGATACACAATGCTCAAAAACAGGTAAAAGAATATATCCTCTATAGCTTATACAATTCCAAAATGACCGCAACGCTAGCCGTACCACGCAAGAAGTTCTTCGCAATTTGTGAATCAATTTCCTATATTTCATTTCTATTCTTTATTATTAGTTTAACAGCATATGCAATTTATAAGATACACACACAGTTGTAACGTCAATTAAACCTTGAAGTGATGAGCGGATTCGAACCGCTGACCTCTGCTTGTGGTGCTCTTCCGTTAAGCTAAGAGTATTACTTAAGAGACTCGAACTCCCAACCATCCACCACACACAGCGCTCTAACCTGCCTGAGCTACATCACCTTTAATATCATAAAGCAAATACCACGATTTGCCGACATAAAAGTCTAGCTGCTTTTATTTTTGCAACGATACGGTCTGACCATTAACCACAGCATTATATCGTTGAGAAGCCTGCCTACGTCAGTAATCCCTTTCGGCACGTGTCGGCTCCCAAAACACCATTTTACCAATATGTCAAAGAACTCTTCTCTGTGTTCCCAGTCTCCTTTTAAAGGCAGGCTCATAGACCGGACTGGGTACCGGATAACCGGGGTTTGGTTTGACTTTAGTGAGGGCTAAGATTTAGCGGAAGTGTAAATCAGGTTAGCGATTGTAGAAATGGACTTAACGCTTTCAGCAAGTTCCATATTCTTAGCATCCGCCTTTCTCCACCATTCTTCAAACCTTTCGTTGTCTTTTCTAAGCTGTTCATTCTCTTTTCGCAATTCCTCTACTTGTTCTTCAAGAACTTGCTCGCGTGATTTCTTTTGATCTTCCATGATTATATAAATTGATTAGTCACCAACATAGTGTGCACCGTATTTTCCAGTACTGTTTGGGTTGTAATAAGCAGAAGCAGGGATATTCTTATTATTGTATTCTTCGCTTGGAGTTGCTTTAGCGGCCTTGCTAATTGCTTCGTGCCTTTCAGCTAAGAATTTATCCGTTCTTGTTTTCACCGCTTCCGATGAAAAGCTTTCTTGAAGTCTAGCGAAGCTCCATGCTGATTTTAAGCACTCTGAGAATGTTTTTCCACCTTTCTTATAATTGCGGTGTGCCGACTTCATGATTTGTGATAAATTGTAGCTCATATTCTTTGTTTTTAAATTGTTTTTGTCAATCACTTTTTGTATGTTTGTATGTGTGATTGATTTATGATGCAAATGTAATCCCATTTGGTATTACGCACAAATTTAAAAACCAAATAATAATCCCGTTTGGTATTATTTAACTTTTGATTGATTTGATATGATTAGTAGAATTAAGGAAATTATAGCCTATTCGGGATTATCCGACAGAGCTTTTGCTATAAAATGTGGAGTTGCTCAAAATACACTTAACAGGCAGCTAAACGGCGTTAGAGAACTTAGTCTAGTGACTGTAAATGCAATACTAGGCACTTTTGAAGATATATCAACTGAATGGCTATTAAGAGGAAAAGGTGAAATGCTGATTTCTGAAGCTATAAAGAAAGATGAAAGTACAGAACGAATAACTCGTCTTGTTGATACCATAGCTACTCTTCAAGGGACTATAAACGAGCAAATGAGAACTAATCAGTTGCTCACTGACGAAAATAAAAAGTTGAAAGGTGAGCTAGCTATGATTAAGAATGAACGTAACATTGGGTAGTTTATGGAAACTTTTAATTATAATGATATAATAAACATCCTATTCAAGAACTGGGATAAAATTGTACTTTTAGTTAGTATTCTTGGTTTCTTTATTCGTGAAATATTCGTATCTAACCTCAAAAAAGAAGAACACAAATTTTCTGTTACTTACAATGAAATGGTTAAATCTATTAATAATTATATAGAAGCATTTGATAGCTATAGGACATCAATGATAGATTTACCTTTAGAATTTATAAATCATAATTTCCCATCTAAAGAACTAGATAAATATGTAGTTTCTCCGCTAAACAAATTAAAGCATTGTGATTTAGTTCTATCATTATATATAGATAAAAATTCTTATAAAACATACCGAAAAATAACAGATAGTTCTATCAATTTAAGTGACAGGTTACATATTATCATAATGGCAGTATTGAACAATGAAACAGAATATTGGAAAATATACGACAAAGAATTAACTATTTTCAAAGAAACAACAAACAAACTATTAAAGCAGATTCACACAGACAACCAATCTAAAATATCCAATACCCAAAATGGATATTTTACACGCTTATTTAGAAGAAAAGAACAAATCTATAACAATGTCACCTTATCAAAACAGGATATTGCAAACATTAGTTATGTTCCAAGATTAATGACATTAATAGAAACAAATCAAAATACTCTTAAGGAATATATGGAAATAAATCATTTACTCACTGAGGAGCTTAAAAAAGTCAAAGGTGAATTAGCTATGTTGAAAAATGAAAGGAATATAGGATAAACTAAAAAATATAATTATGGCAGAAGCTTTAGATTTTAGCAACAACAGTGTATTAGAAATTATTGATTATTTTAATTTTCTCCATACACACACAAGTCTTTTCGTACCTGGTGAGGATAAAGATGATTATTACTGTGGGATTACAAGTGAAAATGAAAAAACAAACACATTAGAACGCCACCAAATTGAATCATTTTTAGCCATAGTTAATACTGGTTCTCAGACCGTAGCTGCCGAAGTAGAAGAAGAATTAGGAAAAGAAGGCTTTGACATAGGAGAGGTAGATCATGGTGGAAATGGAGGTAACGAAGATAGTATTCTCGTATATATGTTCAAAAAGACAAGAGATACAGTTCCAAGTATATAATTACTATACTAATAATCATAGCATAAAAACTCAAAAAGGTCAAGGGAGAATTAGCTATGATGAAGAATGAACAAAACATAGGATAATAAAGAGGTTTAAGATAACCTTATCCATAAAAATAGACACTAAAAAAGAGCAAGTACATAGATTTGTATTTGGTGATAATTATATTAAAATATTAAATTAAGTAGAGATATGAACGTTCTTCCTTTTAATATAATAGAGAAAATGATTCAATGTTTTGGTAAATGCTTTTATTATAAAGATACTATGGAATCTTTTTTAATATCAGCTGGCACTCCTCCACAGCAAGCAAGAAAACATAAAGATGAGTATAAGTTTGTTTGGGCAAAGAAACTATTGCACGAATTAAGTGAATCAAGTGAAGGGATTGTAATTCAGCATAAAATTCTTAGATCCTTTTATGACCTCAGAGACTTGCCCGACAAAGCATTGGTAGGAAAAGAAAGGAATGAAGGCCTAAATGAACTTCGCGATTTAAAGGAGCTTATTCTCGAATTAAAATTGGTTGAAGAACAAAGAAAAGAGGATAGTAATGCAAGAAAAAGATTATTAGAAGAAAAATCGAAAATAATAGCCCAACGCAGTGAAAGACTTTGCAAACTAAAAGATGTGTTCTATAAAGGACTTACATCTTCAAATAGGCAAGAAGCGGGATACGATTTAGAAGATATTTTAATGCGTTTATTCTCTCTTTCGGAAATAGAGTACAAAAAAATCGTATAAGACTCCAACTCAACAAATTGATGGTAGCTTCAGTTTTGAAGGGTTTGATTATTTAGTTGAAGCAAAATGGAGAAAAGATCAACCAAACGAAGGAGAAATAGGTTCATTTCAACGAAAAGTAAATACAAAATTAAAAAGTACAAGAGGAATTTTTATTTCTGTAAATGGATATAGGGAAGAAGTTATTGAAGCATTTAATAACAATACTAATATTCTCTTAATTGATGGAGTCGACCTAACACATCTACTTGAAGGCAGAATAGAACTGAAAGAACTATTAGCAATGAAAATAAAATATGCTGCACAATATGGAAAATGTTATTGTCCTAGCAGCATCTATTTAAAATAGTATATTACAGAAAAAGTAAACAATGAAGAAAATCACATTAATCTCACTTATATCTATGCCAATGACATTATTTGCACAAGCCCCAGCTCCTGCAACAGGAGAAATAGGTTCTGTACTTATCGTTCTACTAATCTGCGTAATAATCTTCATAATATGCAGAGAACTACTCTGCTGGTACTATAAGATTAATAAAATGGTATCTAACCAAGAAGAGATAATTCGACTTCTTAAAAAGATAGCCAATGAAAATAACGCACCAACCAATGAAACAAAATTGGGAGAACAAAAGAAAAGTATTTTTAAAGATTTAGTAGATAGTACTAAGTTTATGGTTACAGGAAAATAA